GAGTGGTGACGGTAAAGTTACTAAAAAAGATATTTTAATAGGCCGTGGTGGAATTAACAAACAAAGAGGCGGCGAAATAAATGGTTTAAAAAAAATGGGCATGAAAGTCGGTGGTTTAGCAGGCAGACTAGCTCAACGTGGTTATGGAAAGGCAAGAAAATGAAATTTAAAAATGCAAAAATGACGGAAGTACCTCAAAAAAATCCGTTTCCTAACAGAGGAACTGCTTCAACTGCTGAAGTAAGTATCTCTCCTTTTGTTGTAAAACAAAACAAAGGAAGTGGACCACAAGGGCAAACAAGTAACGCTCAGATTAAAAAGGTAGCTTTCAAAGGCGTAAAATAGTATAATCCCCCACTTAAACAAGGAGGTAGTATGAATCTACTGAAAGATCTCTGGTCACACATCAAAGAATGGTCGGACTGGAAAATGAAGGATTGGATCAAGGCAGCTATTGTAGCTATCGTGGTCATCTGGGTAATTAGTTGGATGACAGGCGGAGCAGCATAGTGCTTAATCTACTCGGCGGTTTACTTGGTGGTGGAAAAGGCGGAGCCTTAGAAACTATTTCAAAAGTTGTCGATGAACTTCATACGAGTGAGGAAGAAAAACTAGATAAAAAAATTCTAATGCAACGCTTACAACAAAAGCTTGCAGAAAAACAATTAGATGTTAATGCAAAGGAAGCCAGCCATCGCAGCGTATTCGTTGCTGGCTGGCGACCAGCGATTGGCTGGTGCGGAGCCATGGCGCTATTCTTCGCTTTTATCTTATCTCCCTGTATTGAATGGTATGCAAAATTCTCAGGTATAGATATTGTACCGCCTGCCATCGAGACTGGGCCCTTACTAGCCATCGTCACTTCAATGCTCGGCGTCGCGGGCATGCGCTCTTTCGAGAAGGCCAAAGGTATCGCTAAATAATGCCTTTAACAAAAAAAGGTAGAAAAATAATGAAATCTATGAAAAAGACTTATGGCAAAGATGCCAAAAAAGTTTTTTATGCATCTAGAAATAAAGGAAAGATAAAAGGAGTAGAAAAGAAGAAATGACATACGATGAATTAGCTGGTTCAGTAAAATTATCCGAAGGCTTTAGAGATCACGTGTACATAGATACCGAAGGTTTCCGTACAATTGGCTGGGGCCATAAAGTTACGGCTGATGATAATTTTGAAGATGGTAAAACATACACCAAAGAAGAATTACAAGAAGTATTTGATAAAGATTTAAATAAAGCAATAGGTCAAGCGAGAATGCTAATGGAAGAAAACGGCGTTACCGATTTGCCTACTTTAGCACAACATACTATCACCGAGATGGTGTTTCAGCTTGGAAAGTCAGGTGTTTCCAAGTTCCGTAAGATGTGGTCAAACCTGCAGAACCGAGATTTTAACGGCGCGAGTCTGGAGATGTTGGACTCGAAATGGAATCGTCAAACTCCAAATCGCTGTAAAAAATTATCGGATCAAATGAAATCATGCGCTTAGAAAATTTATTTACTCATTTAAAAAAAGAACTAAAAGCTAGACAAGAAGTCACAAAAGAAGCTATATGTAATAATGTAAAAGATTGGGAAACTTACCGATATATGGTTGGTAGGTTGGCTGGTCTAAAAGAAGCAGAACAGGAACTCCTTAACCTGCTAAATAAAATGGAGCGTGAAGATGACTAAACCTAAATTAATTGTGCCAAAACACGTATGGGATGGCGCACAAGCAGAAAAAACTAAAAACGAATTAGAAAAAGTTCCAAAGCCAGTAGGCTGGAGAATAGTTTTGTTTCCTTTAAAACTACAAGGTAAAACAAAAGGTGGTATATTATTAACAGATGCAGTAAAAGATGATATATCATATTTAACTACAGTTGGTAGAGTTTTAAAACTAGGAGATTTAGCTTATAAAGATGTAGATAAGTTTCCAAATGGTCAATGGTGTAACGTAGATGATTATGTTTGTTATGGTAAACATGCCGGACAGAAGTTATTTTATAAAGGTATTAAGCTATTATTATTATTTGATGACCAAGTAATTATGACAGTAGAAGAACCTACACATTTAGACCCTACATTTAATTTAACAAAAATGTAAATAATACTTGCATTTTCTTGTAAAATGTGGTATAATAATAATAAGAGGTACGTAATACGTTTGTTTCGTACACAACGGAGGATAATATGGAAGATAATTGGAGTGAGGTAGACACCTCTCAAAAAAAAGAAGAACAAAAAGTAGAATTTGAAGTCGAAGAAAAAGTTGAGGCAAAGCCTGAACCAAAACCAGAACCTACAAAAGAAGAGCCACAAAAAGAAGAACCAAAAGAATTAGATGGCATTCAAACAAAAGGTGCTGAAAAAAGAATTAGACAACTTATTCGTCAAAGAAAAGAAAGAGATGAACAGATTGAATCTCTTTTAGCTCAGAATGAAGAACTTCAAAATAATTTGAAACAAAAGAATAATGAAGTATATTCAATTACAAACAGAAGTATTGCTGCAAATGAAGAGGCTTTAGAAAAAACAATTAGATTGGCAAAAGATGCGTATGCTGAAGCTTTTGAAAATAATGAAACTCAAAAAGTTTTAGAAGCGCAAGAAATTTTAAATAATGCGCAATCAGATTTGAAAACTCTTCGTCAACTTAAAGCAGGTACTGAGAGACAACAAAAGGTTAATGAAGAACAAAATAATCAAGTTCAACAGCAACCAAGACAGTCTCAAGCAATTGATCTTAAAGCCCAGGAGTGGGCAGAACGAAATGATTGGTTCGGTCAAGACACAATTAAAACTGCTGCTGCATTAGCACTTGATGCAGAGCTAAAGTCAGAAGGATACGATCCTAACGAAGATGATTTTTACATGGAGATTGATAAAAGACTAGCAAGTGCTTTTACTCAACCTTCAGTCCGTGCGGAGGATAACACGTTACAACCTTCTCAAGTAGTTTCGGGGGCTTCACGCTCGTCTCCAAACTCCGGTTCAAAAGTCAAACTTTCTAAGGAAGATGTTAGACTTGCAAGTAAATGGGGTATACCACTTGAACAGTACGCAGCCGAAAAGTTAAAGGTAACTAGAGCGGACGGTGAGTACACTGATATTACATAAGCGTGGAGGAAAAAATGACACGAAATGAATCACGTACTGAGAGTATGAGAGAACAGAATACTAGAGAAGAAGAATGGACCTTTGAAGAGCCGAATGCTCTGGACATTCCAGAAAGTGTGCAAGCACGTTTTGAGAATGAGGGCATGGCGCTACGTTGGATACGAGTCTCCCTTCAAGGCAAAGACGACTACATTAATGTTGGCAAACGTCAGCAAGAGGGTTGGGTTTTTGTATCTCCTGAAGAAGTACCTGAAATGGCTATTACCTCTTTCGTGAGAGAGGATGGTCGGTATATTGGCACAGTAAGTCGAGGTGACTTGGCTCTTGCTAAAATGCCAGCCGGAAAAGCAAGGGCTAGACGTAATCATTATGAAAATAAAGCTAATGAAATGATGGATGCTGTTAATGCACAGCTTATGCGTAGCTCAGATTCTCGTATGCCAATTACGAATACTAGCCGTTCTGTAACAACACGAGGAAGGCGTCCTAACTTTCAGGACTAACCTCACAACTAAGGAGATGAAACATGTCTACTACTAAAGCATTTCGTGGTTTCATTCCTGCTCGCAAAAAAGGTGGTGGCTACAACAATGAAGCCGTCACTGATACGATTGAACTAACTTCGACGGGTATGACTGGTACTCCGACGAATAGCATTTTTACTGGTGATCCAGTAGTACTTCCGGGTGCGAACTTTGCAACGATATCTCCGTATATTGCTGCAACTCTCAAACCCTCTGGAGTATTCATGGGATGTCAGTATGTTGAAAATGGTGAGCAAAAGTTCTCTCGTTATTGGCCGGGTGGGACTAGTGCCACGGACGTTAAATTTTTTGTAATTACTGATCCTGATCAGACTTATTACATTCAAGCTTCTCTTTCGCTTTCTGCGGCTGAGTTGCTTCCTGTTAAAAACTACAATGTTACGGTTAGCTCTACGGCTTCTTCCGGTAGCACGACCACTGGTCAGTCCAGCTATTATCTGGATGGTGCGTCTGGTACGGAAGCTGTGGCGCAGGTTCGTGTTATCGGTAAGGCTCAGTATCCTGACGAAAAGGATTCCGATGCGTATCCGATTGTTGAATGCTGGTTGAACATGCACCGTGACCGTTACGTCACTGCATCTGTTTCAACTACGGCTTAATAGGGAGGATTTATAATGGCTATTAATAGAGCTAGTATTAGCAAACAACTCCTTCCTGGCCTTAATGCTGTATTTGGAATGGAGTATGGAGAAGTTAATGACGAACATGCTTCTCTTTATGATGTTGAAAATTCGGATCGTGCTTTTGAAGAAGAAGTA